ATTAAAGGAATGACGGTTTTTAATACCGAAAAAGTTGATACCAAAAAGCAACCAATGTTTTTTGGTAAACCCCTTGGAATTCAGAGATATGATTCATACAAATATCCTGTATTCGATAAACTGACTACTCAGCAATTAGGATACTTCTGGAGACCTGAAGAGGTGTCTCTCCAGAAGGATCGTGGTGATTATCAAACACTTCGTCCAGAACAGAAACACATTTATACTTCTAATTTGAAGTATCAAATTATGCTCGATTCTGTTCAAGGACGTGGACCTGGAATGTCTTTTATTCCTTATTGTTCATTACCTGAACTTGAGGCATGTATGGAAGTGTGGGGATTTATGGAAATGATCCATAGTCGTTCATACACTTATATTATCAAAAATGTATATCCAGATCCCTCTGAGGTTTTTGATACTATTATCACTGATAAACGTATCTTGGAACGTGCCTCAAGTGTAACTGAATCGTATGATGACTTTATTCAATCAGCACAACAATATGGTGTATCCGATGCTTGGTTACACAATCTTGAAGGAGTTTCATACGCAAAAGAAACAATCAACGATGTTAAAAGAAAACTCTATAGAGCAGTCGCAAACGTTAACATTCTTGAAGGTATTCGCTTCTACGTTAGTTTTGCATGTTCTTTCGCATTCGGTGAACTTAAGCTCATGGAAGGATCCGCTAAGATCATCTCTCTTATCGCAAGAGACGAAAACCAACACTTAGCAATCACTCAAAATATTTTGAACAAGTGGAGGGATGGTGATGATCCTGAAATGAAGCAGATTGCAAAAGAGGAAGAAGAATGGGTTTATGCAATGTTCGATCGTGCAGTAAATGAAGAAAAGCGTTGGGCAGATTATCTGTTCAAAGATGGTAGCATGATTGGTCTAAACGATAAACTTCTTCAACAATACGTAGAATGGATCGCAAACAGAAGACTTAAAGCAATTGGGTTAAAGCCCCAATACGATATCGCAGCAAACAACAACCCACTTCCTTGGACACAGCACTGGATCTCCTCTAAAGGACTCCAAGTGGCTCCCCAGGAAACGGAGGTAGAGTCATATGTAGTAGGGGGAATTAAGCAAGATGTTACCAAAAATACTTTTGCAGGATTCCAATTATGATGAATGGTGCGAACAAGAAATTCTAAATGCTTATAAAGAAGCAGCAGAATGTGATGACTTTTTGTTTGGAGATTATGACTATTGTAAAGAGTGGTTAGGTATTTCTACTACTTAAGTATTATAGATAGGGGAGAGCAATCTCCCCCTTTTTATTGTGTCGAAAAATCAACTTAAGAAAGACGAATTCAAAGTTCGTGTGTTAGGATTAAAAAAAGAATTGCATCAAGAAGGATACTCTGAGGGGGTATCTCATCTTGCGGATAAATATCTGAACAAGGTTCTTGATATGATTGATGAGTACAGGTATTGACTATGAAAACCCTTGGTTGTATAATCAGGTTCCTTTTACCAGTGACGATATTGGGGACTACTTTGGTTTTGTTTATCTCATTGCCAATAAGTCCAACAATAGAAAATACATCGGGAGGAAGTACTTCTTCTCTTTTAGAACGCCTAAAGGGAAGAAACGAAAGGTAAAATCGGAATCTGATTGGAAAAACTATTATGGATCTTGTCCGGAACTTAAAGAAGACATTATCAAATTTGGCAGAGAAAATTTTAGTAGAACTATCTTATCATTACATAAAACAAAGGGCAAAACAAACTTTGAGGAGACCCGACGACTCTTCACCAACAATGTCCTTACAGAAGCCCTTGACAACGGAGTGCCAGCCTTCTACAATAGCAACATCCTCAACAGGTACTTCCGAAAAGATTATTATGGAAACACAGATTGAACCTGTGATTCAGATTCGTGAATGGGCAGTGGAAAAGATTGAGACTCTTACTCAACATGGGAATGTAGTTGACCAAATAAATGCTCTTGCTATTATCGATGAGTTTCATGAGTGGTTAAATATCCCCGAAGGAACTCAAGAAATTGATTATCTTTGCTTAGAGGAAGAGGAGTGGGGAGACCAAGAAGTAGATATTAGATAATAGACTTGACAATCAAATCCTGAACTGGTATGATTGTCTTATGACTCAGTAGCTCAGTTGGATAGAGCATCTGCCTTCTAAGCAGTTGGTCGGGGGTTCAAGTCCCTCCTGAGTCGTTGACAATCAAACCAAAATGGTTTATGATTGTCTCATTGCGGAGTTAGTTCAGCGGTAGAACGCTATCCTTCCAAGTTAGATGTCGTCGGTTCGATTCCGATACTCCGCTTCCCCTTCGGGGATTTTATTCCTCTATAGCTCAATTGGCAGAGCACGAAGCTGTTAACTTTGGGGTTCCTGGTTCGAGTCCAGGTGGGGGAGTAGGGTGGACGCATTTATGCGAGTGGGAGTACCTTCCACCCTTTAGGGAGATTAACTCAGAGGTAGAGTGTCTGCTTTACACGCAGAAAGTCCACAGTTCGAATCTGTGATTTCCCATCATAAATATTTCAAAAAGATAATGAACGAGTTATACCAATCATTACATAAAACACAAACAAGTCTTTTTTGCTTAATGCAGAAAACGTGGGTGTATCATTGGAATGTAGTTGGTTCTGATTTTTTTGAACTCCATGAAGCATTTGGTGAACAATACACTACAATGCAAGGTGAGTTAGATAGATTAACTGAACATATGAGATATCTTCGCATGAAGGCTATTTCGTCAATTAGTACAGTTATTGAGACATCTGAGATTCCAGAAGCATCATTAAGTCCAACTGATAGATCTATGGTATCTCAGTTACTTTCTGATAATAAGAAAATAATTGAACTTCTTACAACAGTAGTGGAAGAATCGGAAAAAACAAAGCAATATACTACGTCAAATATTGCTCAAGATTTAATTGAAACTCATGGTAAATTTGTTTGGATGTTAAGGTCGTATTTAAAGGAATGAGAAATGATTTCTATAAGATGCAAAGATTGCAATAGAGAGATAACAGGTCATCCAAGTAAAACAGTTACTTGCGGATGCCCTAACATGGCAACAATTCGTGGTGATAAGATTTCAGCACTTGACTTATCTAAAGTTGTTATGTTAAACTCTTTAAAGGAAACACAAAAAACAAGTGTGTTATCCTCTCAAGATATTGCCTGGCAAGAGGCAAGAAGACAACGTAAAGTTCGTAGATTAGACTTCGAAATTCGTTGAAAAAACCTGGAAAGTTGGTCGAGTGGTTTATGGCACTGGTCTTGAAAACCAGCGAGGGTCACACCTCCCAGGGTTCGAATCCCTGACTTTCCGCTTAAGATAAGTTACAAATTTAATATTTTCTTCAACACTGTTACGTTGTGAACACATTTGTTGACTTCAAAAGTATGATTACTACAATATAGTAGTAATACGGAGAAAACGAATGGATCAACACACCTATAATAGTTGGGTGAAGATCAAGGAGACCTTCGAACAGTCTGGCAACACAGACAATATGTTCTACAAAAGAGCAATAGAAATCGTAAAAACCAGAAGAGACCCTCTGGCAAAATTTCTTGGAGATGAACCGTGATGGAACCTCAAGATGAGTTGGTTAGTCGTGTTGAAGTTCAGGAGATGATCGATGCAGCAATACGACGACACAACCGTAATGCTTCTATCATTAGTATGTGCGTCGGTTGGGTGGTTCTTGCTTTATTTGCTGAGGGACTACTAAGGCTCGTCGGGGCTATTCCACCCCTACTGCCATGGCTCAAAATCACATTGAACTGATTGGTTGTATTTTATTATTTGTTTTTGGGATCACGATGTTCTATCAGGGCACAATGATCCTGAGAGGACAACAAGGTTACAGACATTGTGAAAGAGAACAGAAGAAGTCCGAAGACATGCGTAAAAGAATAGAAGAGTTGCTAAAAGACAAATGAAACCACTTATCCTCATTGCGTGCTTTTTACCACTGGGTATCATCTACATAGTAATGAAACTCTCAGTATGGATTGCAACTATCGAAGCTGAAAGGACCTATGTCAGAGATGATGCCAAACGACCACATGGACCCTATGTGGAAAACCCATATGGAGACGTTGATGAAGAGGACGAGGA